TCTGGCACAATAGCTACATACAGTATATCTCCAGAAGTTGTTTTTGTAAAATTTAAATCTTGTGAAGATATACCAGAAAGTATAGTTAGGCCAGATGTTGTTTTAGTAAAGATGCTAGACATAGTAATATCTGTAAAGTTAACTATCTTTATGTCTTCAGTGGTTTGCGTAAAGTTAGAGCTAACTTCTGCATTAACACTACCAGTGATAAATATGCCAGCCGTTGTTTTGGTAAAGTTACCGCTTAATGATGAAACACCAACTAGTATTCCAGATCCTATGCTTGAGCTAGTGCCAAGAGCACTCATTTCTGCCGTAGCAACTTGTAAAACGCCTCCTACATTTGCAAAGGCGGCTTCAGCAAAAGAGGAGTTACCGAACATTAGACTGCTATTTCCATAAAGGTTACAGAAGACTCAACAGTATTATGATAATTTGAATGAGAGGGAGTATAACCATCTATGTTAATGTGTAAATCACCACTTGTAGAACTACTATAACAAGTTATTTTGTAAGTGATTGCACTAGATGAATCTGTCAAGCCTGTGCTTGTTGAATCAAGAAATTGATAAAACTCTGCATGAATACCATAACCCATAGCATTCACAGAAGTTGTGTTGTAATAAGCTCCTAATAATTGTTTATTAGACGTTCTTCCATTTTGAGTGCCTGTTGCACCAGTTGATATGGTAGCATAACTGCCACTTCCAATTTTTCTTTGTAGGTTAAGATATAAATTGAGATTACTAGTTGTTTTTAAATTATACTGAACAAGTATTTTGCTATCAGAAAACAATCTGGTAAAACTTTGTTCTGTTCCAGGTACATCAGTATCATTCGCAGTTGTAGTTAAATCAATGGTACCAAAATCAGTAAAAGGAGTTGTTTCTACTTTTATAATTTTACCAGCTTTACCACTTCCTATAAATCTTGCTAAATCCGCTGCTTTACTCATGCTAAGTCTCCGTGAATTGTAACTCCAAAATAATTACTATCTGCACGAGCATCATTTCTTCTTGTTATAACTGTACAATTCCCACCAGCCATCGCAGGATTGTCAGGAGTTACTCCTGCGTAAAGACCTATGCCACCACTAGTGTAATCAGAGTTTGCAGAACAAACCACTGTATAGTCACCATCGCTCATATCACTGGCAATATTAAGAGTATGAATGCCTGTGCCGTCATCTGTAATGCTAGTTAAATTAAAAGAATGTGAAACTCCTGTTGTGCCCGTGCCAGATAAAGATGTAGGGTTAAATTTTACATCACATTTAGCACTGCCACCTGCAACAAAACTCGTAGCAATACTATTATTACTACTTGCATCTGTTAATGTGTTTACTCTTAATATACTAGCCATTATGCGAGGTCTCCTGTTAACATCCAACCATGTATATTTCTATCTGCTGCTCCACCACCATCAGAAAGATTTGTTACTCTAGCTGAACTTGTTGCCTTTGTATGAGCACATAAAAACATATGAGAACTTCCGCCACTTTCTGTACCACCCTCTCCTGCACAAACGTAATCATCATTGTTCATTGCATTAGAAAATGTTCCTGTATAATCACCTGATCCATTATCAGTAATAGAAGCAATGTTAAAAGAATCTCTTGTCGCTATAGTGCCAGTTCCATTCATGTTTAACCAAACTTTATTCAATCCTTGTTGCAGATTAGTTGTTGTGCTATTGCCTTCACCTGTAACAAGTATAGAACCTGCTGTGGTTACACCTGTAAATTTATCTACTTTAAGTTCACTAGCCATTATGCTAAGTCTCCTTGAGTTGAACCACAAAGGTCTGCAACGTCATTAATACCACCTGAAGTGTTGTAAATTACTATATTAAAAGAACCTGTTGCAGGTAACCTTAAACCTGCTACTCTATTACCTCCAGTATTTGCATTTTCTCCTGCACAACACGTTCTTGAATAATCATCATTACTCATTGCATTGGTAAAAGTAATAGTGTAGTAACCTGTGCCATTATCGGTGCTAGAAGCTACGTTAAAAGTATCTCTAAATACATCATCAGTTCCTTTATAATTAAACCAACATTTAATTAGTGCTTGAACAGTATTCTGTGTTTTTGCACCACCATCAGATACATAAGTAGATGTATTACCTATCTTAACATTCGTGCCACCACTACCTGCTTTATCTACAATGGTATCTACATTTAGTTGACTAGTCATACGATACTCCAATAACCATTAACAGTAACTGTAGCTGATTGTGTTATTGGTCCAGCACTAACGCCATTCTCATCTGAGTCTATGGTTATGTCTGCACTAATAGTCTGACCATTTAATCTGATTATACTATTGTTTCCCTTGAAAGGATACCTTGTATCTGACTCGTTCTTTGTATAAGAGTTAGCAACTGTAAACACATCATAGACAACCATTTCTATAATATCATTTGCACTTGCTCCAGTAACTAATACTACTGTTGTGCCAGTTGTTGCGGCATAGTCTGTTCCAGGTACAAGCAAAACACCGTTCTGATAAACATCCATGTACCTTGAGTCATTATAACTTAATGTCAAAGAGTTGGCATCTGATCCACTAAAACTCGTTTGACTAGCCGTAGCTTGATATTGAAATCTACTTCTTACTCCAAAATTTTCTGATCTTCCTATATAGGGCATACTTTAGCCTTTACAACTTTCATCACATTTTTCAAGTCTTTCAAACCCTTCGTCTTCAGGTCTTTTAGGGTTTTCAATTAATTTTCCACAAGTTTTACATTTGTAAAGTGGGAAATAATCTGCGTCACTACTACTCATAATTAACTCATCTTTGTAATATATAATCTTGTGCTAGTGTAACTATCACCGCCATCAATAACTAAACCGCTTAAGGAAGTTGCATAAAGTTTTGCTTTTATTCTTTGTGTAGAGGCATTTGTCACATTATAATGAAATTTAGAAAATTGATAAAAATAATTTCCAGACATAACACTACCTAATCTTCTCCATACTGTTGAATAGCTACCTCCACTGTCAGAAGAATGCTCCCAAGTAAAACCTACATATGAAACATTGGAACTAGGATGTCTGCCTTGAAATTCTACTTCTAACCTAAATAAGCCAGTGCTAGGAAAAGTTATCACACCACTACTCATTGTAACGTCTGTTCCATTTAAATTATCTGTTACACTTGAAGGATCTTTTGTCCAAGTTAAATCTTGAGTACCACTTCCCGGACTAGATATTTGTGGATCAAGCACCCATGATGAATGTAGTTCAGCTGTTCTACCAGTTCCTCCTTGTGCTACAGAAACAGATCCACTTAACTTACTAGCAGCTACTCCTTCTATACCACCATCTTGAACTTTAGTTAAAGACATTCCTTGCCCCCTATGCGTATGGACTATCGCCTAATACAGATGTATCCCATGCTGCTTTGAGCTTTGCAATTGTGTCTGCATCAGATATAGCTTTCGCTGCTGGTGCATCTCTTAGTGCTTTCTTTTTAGCTACACTAGCGGTCTTTGCACTTGCGTCATCTGCTTCTAATGCTTTCATATACACAACATCTTCTGCTTCAAGCAAAGGCTTTCTTACTTCTCTGATTTTATCTTGAAAGATTTTCTTAGCTTCCGTCATGTCTTCTGATATAACCTTCTTGTCTGAGTCTACGACCCAAGCACCTCTAAAGTGTCTATCAGATGGCTTAGTAACTGTAGAAGCATCTACAGTAACACCATTTTTATCTACTATATTTGTTGTCGGCATTTTTTACTCCTTATGCTACTTCTTCTAAATTTACAACATTTTCATCAATCTTCCAAGCATTACGCCATTCTCTTGTGCTTGGTAGCTGATCCTTTTTACAAATTACTAATCTTGGTTTATTAGCTTTATCATAATTTCTCCACACTCTTTGTGGAATGTCTTTCATAATTAAATATTCTATGGCTTGTTCTTCTGTCATTGCTTCAACTGGTTTTGTATTATGCAGTAAATATCCTCTTGTATGTTTTTTAAAATCTGGCTTTGCTTCATCTTCTGCTAAGAGCCAATATACTTCGACTGGTGGCAGTATACCACCTTGTAATGCACAAGCAAGCCAGTTGGGATCTGGCACAGTTACCTTAGAACATTCTTCTGGTGCATCAGGATCTTCCCATACAATACGATAGTCTGATTGTTTAGCTTCTAAGTTTTCTTTTGCCCAACATAATCTATCCCATAAATGTGTGCCTTGAAACTCTGGTGTTTTTATTGTCATGCTAAATCTCCATGTATTACAACTGATGCAGCATCAACATCTTGTGCTGAATTAGATACATTTCTAGCATATAATTCTTGTGCAGTTGTAGCACTTCCTGCATCTATCAAAAACCTTAATCCTGATGTAGATGAGCCTTCTCCATCACCAAATGTACAAGTGTAATTTGCATTACTCATAGCATTAGTGAAATTAACTCCATAATCACCTGTTCCGTCATCATCTGTTGAACTTACATTAAAGCTATCTCCAATAGTTGCTCCACTAGCAGTGCCATCATATTCAACCCATGCTTTAGCTACACCATTAAAAATATAACTCGTATCAATAGACTTTTCTGTACCAGTATTAACTGAATCAGATGTTGTTAATGTATCAAATGCTATTGTTCCGTTTGCCATTATTC